AGTACATTTTCTTTTCGTATACCGTCAAGTTGATTGGTTTTTTGCCAGAACTTGCTAATCAGACGAGTGTTGTCTGTACTATCCATATACTGTAGTGCACTTTCAAATCCCACTGTAGCCCTGTTTAACTGATCCAATGGACGCAACCATTCTAAGTGTGCTTCGTACTTTTCTTTGATTTGATCTTTGTATGCTTGCGGCGCAATATCAATGCGCAAATAATCTGGATCCTGCAAAATGTTTACATTAAGGTCCTGCGGTTTTATCAAGCCTTTTTCAACCCAATCTCTGTGAAAGTCAGGTAAGTGCAGGGCATTCATAATGCTTAATGTTGGGCTAATATAAAAGTCAACGTTAGGACATACTTCCATCATAGTACGTCTATTCTGTTCTACTTCTTCCCATTTGGTGCCTGTGCGAATGTACTCGCCGTGTGCGCCCATACCATCTAGACTTGCACCCACAGCCACACTATCAAACTTTTTCCAATAATCAAATACCAAACGGTCTTTTAATTTTGTTTTTGTAAAGTTTGTATTGTATATAAGACGCACATCAAATCGACCTCTGCGTTCTAATTCCTCAAGTATACGATAATGCTCGTCCATCATGCAAGGTTCGCCGCCTGCAAAATATACTTGCTCTACATGATCTAGGTGCTCGTACAACTGCCCGATCATATCAGCTTCAAATCGACCTGCGTAGTTCATTGGCTTGTTTTCTTTAGCCCATCCAGGGCCTGCCAATACACTTTGATCCTTGTACCAGCTGCTACTAAAGATGTGCCCGCAACTTCTGCAACTTAAATTGCACAAGTTTGAAAATCTGATGTCCCAGTACGTCATTTCAAAGTTGTCGTATTGCCCGTCTTCGTGTGTGTCAAGTGCACGACCGATATGGTGCCCGTGGTGCTTGTTTGCACTTTGACGGCCACTAAAGAATCCACTTTTCTCTTGTTCGTAACAACGTCCACACGCAGGGTTTTCTTGTTCTAACAGCATGTCTTTGCGCAGTTGCTTTTGCTCTGGGCTATTCCAAATCTCTTCCATTGTGTTGTTTTTGCAGTTTCCAACTTGACCAACACCCATTTCGGCATGACAACAAGGGTATGCTTCGCCTGTAGGATAAGCATGCAAGTGTATCCACGGGTACATACAAAATGTTTTACTTTCAGACAGAAGTTCACGTTCTCTTTCACTTACATCTGCTAGCCTAATCTTAATTGGATCGGCACTGTTATAACTATAGCTCATTGTACCAATCTTTCATGCTAGGAAATGCAGTAGCAAAGTCTTTACCTCTGCGCTTGTCGTACTGTGTATAAAAACGTTTAAAGTCGTTGTGTAGTTTTGGCATATCAAATGTGTCGCTGTGTGGTGTTTTAACAACATCAAGATAGTCAATCAATCGTTCAGTTTGGTTAATTTCATGTTCGTGCAATAATGTATTGTCTCTGTTTGTGTTTAGCCAATTTTGCAAACGATCTTTATGCAACATTCGAATTTCGTCTGGCAATACCAATGGGCTTTGGAAACTAGGAAAACGTAAAATGTTTAACGTAAAGCTTGGGAAATCTCTGCCATACGTTTGTTTGAATGTTAGTAGATAATCCAAAAACTCAGGAAGTGTTTCCAAGCACAATGCGTTGATTGTGCACATATTGTGCAACCCACGTATTTTACCCGAATTGGCCAACATGTGCATGTTTCGATCCCAAGTTTCCCATTCTAGTCCGTCACGGATGTATTCTGCTTGTACTGGCATACTTTCATTTGATGTATAAATGTCCAGTGGCGCACTAGCAGCTCTGTCAAGCAATTTTTCCATATCAGCAGTAGCAAGGCCCAAGTTACTGTTGATTGCAATTCGTGTGGTGCTTGCGCCTTTATTTTCTTTAAACCAGTCAAGCAACTTCCACAAGTGGCCGCTCATTGCTGGTTCGCCGCCTGTGATACGTAATTCGTCGAGTGTTCTATGCAAGTCGCTTTCCCACCATTTAAAAAACGCTTCAATGTATGGGTTTGTTTCGTTGTAAGTGTACAGTTGATTACTGTCATGTGTGTGCGTAAAATGATTGCGACCATCACTGATTAAATCTTCGTATGCACCGTGTTTTTTCAGATCTTTAACCCAGGTTGAACTAAATGCTGGATTGCAATAACTGCAAGCAAACTGACAAGTTCTATCAAATGCAATTTCCAATGTTTTAAGATCAACATCTTCGTTATAATCCAGTGCATGTGCTGATTGCAAATCTTCATCTGAGTAGATTACACTTTTATATGTTCTGTCAGATATATTATCTCTGCCAATGTCCTCAATTTTCCAGCAATATTCGCATCCGCTTGGGCGTTCGCCGCATTGCATTTGTCTACGTTCTTCTTTTTTGCGAGGAGTGTTGTGTAATGCTTTTGGGTTTGCTTGCACTTCTTCAACAGATATATGATGAGGCAAAGGATGGTGACAGCTAGTGGTCATTCCTGATCCTAGCCATATAGTAGCGTTGTACCATTTAGCTCCGCACATACTGGAACTCAATGGATCGAGCACCCGATTTTTATATTGTAAATCTGTTTCGTTATTTTGCTTGGGCATAATGTATGTATCTCTTATGTGTTAATGGCTTGATATTTACAATCATTCCACCAGTCTGTCATTTCTGGGAATGTTCTTAAAAAGTCTGTGTTGCGTCGACGGTCATGCTCGTTGAAAAACCTATAGAAATCTGCTTTATTACGATTAATGTATTCTGGAGATAATTTTTGCCCATTGCGCATCCAGGCAATGTCTCTGTCCAAACGGTTAACTTCATAGTCCTTAAATCCGTGAAACCGGGTGGCTTCAGTTTCAAGATTGTCTAGCATCCAAGTCTTGATAGCTTCAAGTTCATATACATAGCTCTCAGGTAGCAGTTGCAAACTTTGCCAAGTCGGTGTACGCAACACTGGGGTATCAAACCACACTCGTTGATATGTTGTGCTGTATGTTTGTCTTAGTTCAAGTATAGCAGCAAACAATTTGTGCAGCGTGGTCACGCTTAGATTACTCATTGTTACAATAAATGTAACACTATTACGTTCTGGTATATCACGCAAGAATTGATGCACTCTGTCCCACAACAGCTCAAAGTCAAGCCCGTGCCGTACATATTCTACTTGTTCGAACATCCCGTCCAAGCTCACATACTGCATGAAGTGTTCTACATTGCCGTGTGTACTGCACAACTTGTATACATAATTTTTGTATTTTTGCCACAATTTTTCATCTACACTAAAGTTAGATGTTGTACTTAAATGCAAGTCTGGCTTGGGATTAGCTAACACATGATCAAATACTCGATATGTATTTTTATCCATTAGTGGCTCACCGCCTGTCATCCGAAAGTGTTCTAACTCTGGATACAAGGTAGGCCACCATTCCCAAAAGGCTTCTACATATGGATTGTATTCCCTAGCAGGTATAGGCTTGCGTTCTCCTGTAAAGTGTGCAGGATCATTGTGTGGTGTACTAGTTGGCCAAGCACCATGCTTTTCTGTTTCGGCCATCCAAGTCGAACTATATTGTGGTGAACAATAGCTACAACTTAGATTGCATGCACTGTTAAAGTCTACTTCAACATAACTAGGAGTGATATCTTCATCCCAATTTGCATTTGTTATTTTTTCAAAGTCTTTAATTGCCCATGGTTCGCCACTGCGATAATGCCTATCGCTTAGTTTTCCGTTGTCTTCCATCTTCCAGCAGTAGTCACATTCGTTTGGTCGCACACCTTCTAGCATTAGCTTGCGTTGTTGCTTTTTATAGTCCGTATTATGTAACGCACTAGGATTTTTCTTAATAGCTACTGCATCTGCCCTGTGTAATGGCGGATGATAACAACTGTTGTTCATTCCAGTGGTAAGGTGCAAGCTGAGTTGCTTCCACTTAGCAAGACACATGCTAGGACTTACTGTGTCTAATTTTTGTTGTGCAATTTCTGCATCACTTAAAAATTTACTTTTAAAGTCTGCATCGACTTCGTCGCCTTTGTTTTGCATTACATCCAATCCAAATAATTTCTGTTGCCGCGCTCGGGAAAAAAATCCTGTTGTGTATCGTCGCGAACTGTGTCTACTGTTAGACAATGCAATCCCCCGTCCCAGAAGCTCTTGGCACGGAATGGTGCAATAATGACATTAATCCCACGTTGATCTAAAAAGTCATTTAGTTCACGATTTTCATTTACACTGATTACAGTCTTTGAATCTACTACTAACATATTAACACTAAATTGTGTTTCTGTAAAGTCCCCAATCCAATCGATTGCGAATTTATTTATATGGTCGGCAAACTCGTTGTTGTTAGACACAGTGTGATCATCTATCCACCATTTGCCAAAATGTTCAACACGTTCCTTTGGTAATTGGAATACTTCCCAGCCAGGAAAAGTTTGACTGTACTCCTCCATCCAGCAACTTGCAACAATAATCCCAGGTGCCACTGGGCAAAAAACACCATCACTGTGTCCGCCTGTATCAATAATATGCACTCGGTAGTCTTGTGCCCAGTCTAAAAACGTACTGCCTACCATTCCCCATATGTGTTGATGCGAGTCTCGATCGATATACAAATCTCTGCCGCAGCGAACAATACTAGGAGGTTGCAAACATTCAAGTTCTGCTGTAATGGTTTCGACACTGTCAGGTAAATGTGACTGCCAGGGGTCAACACGATATCGGTTTCGTAAATGAAAAAACTGTTTTCCTAATACCAAGTTATCATCACGTGGCATGATCGGCGGTTTAATCAGCGCACCGTTGTTGTTTGTATAATCTTCTTTGTTATTAGAAAACACAGGTCTGCGTACCTGTACATTAAGCCCTGTAAGTACAGATTCAATGTTTGCAAGATCTTCCTTTGTTATTTCGGTTATACGCTCAAATGCATCACGCACTGCTGGTGCATAATCGGAATAAAACTCTGCAGGGTAGCAATCACCTAACCAAACTTCACGTAGTTTGCCAAATCCTGTATAACTATTAACCAACTATGTTCTCCCATGCTTGATTAAATTCTTCAGAGAATGGTACTGCAAGCTCTTGTCTCATAACGGCACAAAATTCGTTGTCATCTTGATCAATATCAACAATTTTAGCGCCGCCAATTTCAAACGGGTATTGGTTGTAATAATCGTAGTGAAATTCTATTGTGGCTTCTGCTGCTAAAAAATCAATGTTCTCTGCTACCTGCTTGCGGTCGTTGTTAACTTCATTCTGAATCCATGCAGGCAAACTGTAATACTGTTTAATAGTGTACACATCTGGCCATGCGCTATCTTTATAATGTTGATAATGCTCAAGTTTAACAGAGTCAGGTTCTGCTTGTATTTTATTTCGTAAATATCTTTCTCTTCCAATTAATCTATATTCTCTAAACAAACTCCGTTTAAGGTCACTTCGAATAATTGTAAAATTATTTTGATTTACATAACAATTTTTTAATGTTGTGTAGTTTACACAATGACTGCTAACTATATCTGTATATGTTGAATGTGATTGATTGGTTGTGTAACGTGCGTTGTAATCAGTTGGGGCATTATCATAAACTGTCTCTGATTTACCAAATGATCGATTGATTAGTGAATTATAATACCTATGTCCACCTGCACCAGGATAAAATCCAATTACCATTCCTCCAGTCATTACAATCTTTCCAACACCGACGGATTCATACCCACTAGTGGATGATTTAAAAACTTGGTGCATATTTGTCTAGCTGCTTCGTAATTCTCATGCTCTAAGTGTAACACATCATGTTCAAAAAAGTAACCATTTTCTTGAGTCCATTCGTCTGGATTAGAAACTGTTTTATCATTCCAGGTTCCCCAGTCATCTAATTTAGCCACAGAACCCTGAAACTGATATTTTTCACAAAGCTCTACAAAGTTTTCTAAATCAAGATAATTATCATTTTGTATAGTAAAATTCAATGTAGTGACTTGTTGCTTGTCATTCTTAACTAAAAAATCAAAATTGTCTAGTAAAACTTCCCAATTACCGCCACGACGAATACTTTCAAAAACTTCTTTACTACCAGCGTCAATGCTTATACTTAAAAATGCATTTTTAAGAATTTCAGTGTTTTGAAGTTGCTTCCGTAATAACAACCCGTTGGTTTTTAGTATAAGCGTTTGATTAGGGTTGTACTTCCAGTTTTTAATTATTGGGCGAACAACCAAGCTAGCCAATGGATCTCCATCACCGCTTAGTACAATGTTAATCTTATCATCGAATTTTTCTAGCCAACTTAAAATTCGATTTGATGCTGCGATCTTCTTGTCGTACATTGGTCCCGATGTTAACATAAACTTGTCTCGACGACAACTAGGACATTGTAAATTACAACTTCTATCAATGTTAATGGCTAATTCGTAATGCGATTGCTCGATGTTGCCGTATTTAATTCCGCAATGTTGCACAGCACACCATGTATAGTTTTTTGCGTCAACATCATCTTGTAGAATTTTTGCTTTTGGACTAGAAAATACGTCAACTAAACTTTCAAAATCATGTACTTGTCCTACAGGAAGCGGAAGCCATCCATCACACAGGCATACTAAACAATTTAAGTTATCATCAATTGACACAACTTTATGCGGAACATTGCAACTAAATGTAATTGGATGAAATTCAGTCTGACCCCGTGGCATTGCTTTCAATGTATGCCTGTAGTTAGCGTCAAGATTAGCAAACAACTCTTTCACATTACCAACCTTCTTGACTGCGAATAACATCAATTTCGCGAGTCATGATATTTTTATTATTCCAGTTACTACGATAGTGATGTTTGAAAAATTTACTCTGTTCTAGAGAAAATGTGTTCATTGGTAAATCTAATTGTCTGTTTAATGCATTAGCATGTTGTTCGATTATGTTAAGTGGATCAGTGTTTTCTATATCGTTCCAAATTTGTTCTAGATTATCGAACCATTGCACTTCTTTGTGGTTCCAATCAGTGAGCATGGTTTTGTATGTGCCAAGTCTTGCACCGGCAATTGCCCACAGACCGTAATCTGCATCGCTGCCCACATTTTGCCAGATGGTCAAGTGATCGAGATTGCGACTGTGTACTCGTTCTTTAAATTCACCAACAGTTGGTTTGCGTCCTCTGTCAAGGCACATCTTTACACCTTCACGAAAGCCGGCCCGCCAAGCATGTTTAGCACTTCCATTTGGGTGTGTAGTTGAATAGCAATTGTACATCGGCCAGTACAGTGGATCAAAACAAAACTCTACATCAGTGTCATCAGCACCTTCGCTTGCTTCATGTGTGCGCATGTTCATAACAAACTCTTTTGTCCAAGAACTCATACCGCCATTGCCGTACATCAATCCATTAACATGATTACGTGCTCTCCAGCGATAAACTGCTTTTTCGTAGCTACTGTCTTTGTATTCAATGGTTTGATTGAAAAAAGACTCTTCGGGCAAATTGTCGCCGTCAATTAATATAAAACGCTCAGTGTCACTTGCTTGTGCTGCGGCTTTGTGTGCAGCATCGCTGCCTTCTACACCATCAACACGTTTTGCCCACGGAACCATGTTGCGTATCTTAACCCAAAACTCTTCTTTTTGTGGTTCATCGTAAGAAAGATAGATACAGTCCAAATCGGCAATATCAATTGAATCCATGTTAACTCCATAATTTACTTTGAGTAAGGTTTAAACTCACCGCCATTAGCAACCAAACACGCTGTTCCGTCTTCATACAGACTTACCAAGGTCCAGGTGCCCGAGTCTTGGTTAACAAAAAACATCATTGAACTCCAATACTCTTTGCTGTCAGATGAACTCCGTTGCATGCCTCTGCCACTGTGCAAAGGTTTTTCGCCATACTTGTTCATAATCGTGTCGGTTATTTGAATAACTGGTGCACAAGGTTGTGTAGTAAGAAAAAATTTAGTCTCTTGTTCTTGTGACAACACTGTGGTTGGTACTAGTAGTCCTGCAATAAATGCATTTAGTATATACTTCATTTAATATTTTCCTTATTATATAAAGTATTTACTTTAGATAATATGTTTTACTAGCCCACTTAATATCACTGTTGTTATCCACAATCATTGCATTGTCAGCTCTGCACCTAGTACCCGACTCGGATGGTGCTAGTTTTGTCCAACTAACTGCATCATTTCGTCTGACAATGCTGCCTTTGAGAACAAGGATATCATACCGACCTTCACTGTGTTGTTTCTGTGTTACATTAATATAATCGCCATCGTGATGTTCTTCCATACTGTAGAACAAAGGTTCTCCAGTTTCTTTATTATAGTACAATCTGTATTCATAGTCAACCGGTTTATTGTCTGCTATTATTTGGTCAAACAATTGTGCTAGTTCTTCTTCAGTCATAGTACTGCCCTAATTGCTGTGCTAGTTCTTTTTGATGATAGTGAACAAATCCGTGTTGATTATGCCCGTTGATACGTAGTACCCCATCGTCTACTTCCCATGTTAGCTCTTTTGCCCAGTCGTCAGCACTAGTACCAAGTATTCTAGGTTTCATGTGTACAATTTGAGGACCAATTCCTGGAGTAACAAAGTCGCTGCCATTTAATGCATAAATTAAATCTGTATTAGCTATTTCGTCGCTGCCTAGCTTGATGTTGAGTTTAATTTTATCCCAATCGTAAAAACATTGTTTTACATTATTAAAGAATCGTTCTGCATCAGGGCTTACTCTCCAGTAAGTAATTGCATTATATACATCAGGTAAATTGTTATGATCAAATATTTTTCTGTAATTTCGCACAGTTGTTGTGGTTCCATGGAAATTTCGTGCACCGGTGCTAATCCAAACTGGCATGTTTCGATATAGTGGCCACCAATGATCAATCGGGCCACTGACAACCATGTCTGCTTCGAGTTTTACAGTTTCGTGAAATGGGCTAGCATAAAATACTTGCCAATCAGTGGACCAGCCGCCTGTGTTTCCTTGCGGAAATTGCCTAACATAATCAAAAAGAGGATTTGCATAGTTTTCATGATCTGTAACTAGACAAATCTTTACATCCGGATGCCAGTACTTAAGACTTTTTGCAAGTGTTTCTGCACAGGAAATATAGTCAACACTGTCAGCAGTTCCTGCAACAATTAGATATCCTCGATCAGCTTCGTACTGCATACAGTTTCTCCAAATAACTCTTGCACATAACATGTAGATCATGATTTTTAACACAAATTTTCTTTTTGCGTTTATCATTGATGTATTCGATCCACCATGTATCATCAACTAAATCAATTTCTACATCAGTTTCTACATTTGCCATTGGCCACGGAATTTCACATTGATGTGGGTGTGTATTTCCATTGGCTAGTAATAATGCAATGCTTATTGCAAAGTCGTTGCGATATTGTTTAGTGTTAAATCCAAACATCGCTCCATAGTGTGAATAATTTTGTTCCACCATTTTCCAAATATCAAACACATCTTGTGTAAATTGGCTGTGACGATCAAAAATAACAACTGTTGCCCACCACATGTGTGAATTTTTTGTTCCAAACTTTTGCAGCCTCGGAGACGGCTGGTGTACACTTCGCACATGTTTGTGACACAAGAAGGGCTTTGAACTATCCAGTAACGGCGCTAATGAATCGCTGTTGACCATATAATCTGTGTCAACTAATAGCGTTCTATCATAAGGAGACAAGTCAAGTGCAGCATTTCTGCCGAAGTTATACCAAGTTGTTGTTTCTTTTCTATCATGAAAATATCGCCTATTGGTGTTTTTGCCTCGATCAACTATAACTTGATTATCGAACATACCCGAGTCAACAAGTTTGTCAGTGACTAATGTTACTGGAATGCCGAGGTGTTCTTTTATTCGACGAGCACATTCAACCGCAAGTTTGGTATACTGTATTTCACTGTCAAACGCAAAAAGTAAAGCACCCGTTGTCATCTTTGTTTAGAAATTTCATTGTATTCAGCTTGCCAGGCGTTCATTTGTTCCTGCCATCTCTGCATTGCTAATTTTTTAAGTTCACGCGGATCCACACTAACTGGTGTATTATAATAATCTTCAAGTACTACAAGTGAATCTTGGCAACAATCACACAACACAATCAAGTCTGGCGATGCTTTCCACATACCGCCACTATGCGCAAAAAGCATCTTAGCCTGATACGTTTCCCGCAAGACAATCCTGGCTTGCTGATGATCAAATCTAGTTTTAATGTTTTGGGAGAGTTGGTCTGTTTGCATGCTAGTAGTTAGCATGCAAACAATGACCTGATTAAATTTTTAAATATTAAGTTAGCGTCCAAGATGCAGCATTCTGCGTTACTGAACCCCATGTACTTGCAATGTATGTAGTTGATGGTTGACGAATTGTTGTAGTCATAGTAAGTGTTCCGTCGATGCTGTCAAGTCCGCCGGGTACGTTTGGACCACTGACATCAGCTAGCGTTACTGTGAACGTAATAACATTTCCACTAATTGATGCGTCAATTTGAGTGTAGTTTGACGTATAAGTGTATGTAGTAGCGAATTGTTTGTAAAGTGTTTGGTTTGTCCCAGTAAGGTTATACGCACCAATTCCCTCGGCTAGTGTAGATGGGGTGCCGCTGCCACCAATTCTAGTAGTACCAGTGTAAGTTACACCTGCAATAGTTTTAGTAAAACCTGGATTACCAGATCCTGTTAATACAATTGTACCAGCTTGGTCTAATAAGTTTGTCCAAGAAGTGTTTTGATCACTTGCAGTTCCGCCTGTGCGACTAAAACCCATTCTAATCATGCCGCCGGCATTAAAGAAATAACGCAGTTGGTCGGCACTAGCAAATGTAACAGTTTTGCTTGTTGTTGCAGTTGCAGTCCACGCACTAGTTGTTGTAGTAGTTGCTGTAGCATCACTGCCACTAGCAGCGGCATTATTATTGTTTTGGATCGCTGCAACGTTTGTTGCCAATGCAGCATATGCCGAAATAGTGTCGCCAGCAGTCGGACTTGTTATTGCTGTAATTGTCGACCCCTGGTGGTTTGCTGCACTTGTTATTCTTGCTAGCAATGTTGCCCACTGTGTCGCTGTAATTGTAACACCACCAGTTACTGTACCGATTGTGTTGGTTTGCCCGTAGCCGTCAGTTCCGGCACCAGTGCCCCAAACTGTATCTGTTTTTTGAGCGAAATCATTGTAATCTGCATGTGAGATTACATCTCCTGCTGTGTACGCCATTAATTATTTTTCCCTTTGTATTAGTAGGTGTAACCTACGCTATATAATGAATTCCCAATTAGGTAGTTTTAGTTATTTTTCTATATAGCTGGGTTGTCATCTTGTATCTATGTATTTATAGTAATTAACTAATTTTCACAATCGCTTCTACAGTACCAAAACCGTCGCTTTCCTTATTCGTTAGCGCACGGCCGATTACGTTAAATGCTGTTACTTCATCCAGAGTTGCTGCTCTAGCTGCGCCGTTGCCTGCACTTACTAGTCTATCACCTTTAGACACAAAACCCATTGTCATAACTGGAACACGCCCGGTCATAGCAATTGCTGGATGTGTAGCATCGTTCCCGGATCCTGCATTCATTGTGTAAGCTGGACGAGTTGATACTACCCCAAAAACATTAGTCGAAAGATCATCTACGCAAATTGTAACTTCTTCGCTACCGCCGAGTTCAACAACTGTACCAGGAGCATATTCTGCATCTGCTGCAAAACGCTCCGCCAAATCGGCGTATTCTGCAGACGTTGCTCTAGCGTACACTGTGTCAAAAGATAATGAAGGAGATCCAATATTACCAACGCCGTCAGCATTGCCATTTACTATACTGCCAACTGTTACTGAGCCTGTTGAAACCAAGCTAGTGTTAACAGTAACAACTGAAGTTGCGCCATCAATTGTCATAGCAGTAGTTTGTACACCACCATCGTTAACACGAATTATAATATCGCCATCTTGTGTTTGATTTTGAAAGTACACATCTGTGCCACTAACATTTAGTCGACCATCATTGTCGCCGCCGAAGTATACACCAGTATCATTTAATACACTTAATGTCCCGGTTGTACTAGTGGCTGCATCTGCCCGCATAAACTGTGTGCTGTTTAAGCTGTCAAGTGTATCAGCATTTGATGCTGTACCCTTAAATGTTGCGCCAGCTACTGTGGTGCTCAAGTTCAGACCTGGAGAAATTGTAGCAAAGCCCGAAAGTGCCGCAGCCGGAGTAAAAGTTGCGTCTTTAGACCAAATACCACAAATAACATTATTAACATACATCAACACAACAACATGATCTGCGCCTGGACTACTATCAGTGATAGTGTCAACAATAGCGCCCGAAGTGCCTTCGCCGCTAGTAAACGCTGGACCAATCGTTACAAAAGCACTACCGCTGTATACTTTAAGTTGATCGTTTACAGTATCAAACCAAAGGTCGCCTGCTACATTACTAGTCGGTGCCGATGTTGATGAAGTTGCGCCCGAAATAGACTTGAACAATGTGCCGTTATATACTTTAATAACATTGTTGGTTTGATCATACCATAACTGTCCTTGCAACGGTGTTCCCGGTGCAGTTGTGTTTGCTGCATTTTCCAACAAGTGAACAAAGTTCTCTCCTAAGAACTCGCCGTATCCTGCGTAGTTTTTGCCTACGATGATTTGGCTTGAATCTGTATTAATAGTACCATCTGCAACTACTGCAAAGATCGTACCATCTGTTTTGTTAATGGTATAAGCCATTTGTTTATTACTCCGTTTCCAAGTGTATTTATATCTTTATAATATACGTGTATTTATGTCGCACTAAGATTTGTCAAAGTCTGAATGCGCACTGTGTAATCAATTTGTATTTGTCTGTTCAATGATTTCTGAACTGGATGAAAAATAACATGTGTTATCAATCTTAAATTAGTTGCACTGCCGTTCCAAACTTTAAGTCCAAGCTCGTCGAACACATAGTCTCCATTAAAATCTGTTGAATTATCGAATGCCTGTTGTCCACTGGGCTCTCCGTAATCTAATAGACAACTAACTAGAATGTCTGTGTACACTTTACCAGTGGTATGCGTTACAGTTAGTTTGTTTCTACTGGTGTCGGTGTTTGCTGCACTATTGTCGTCAACAACTTTTGAATATGTTGGATTATATAGATTAGCGTTTTGCCCTGTAGTATTAGGTGGCAAGTATGTAATAACACCTGTTGGATCTACACTACTGCCGCCGTTTCCAAATGACATACTATAGATTTGTCCAATGCTTTTATTTGCAAGACTGTTTGCAAGTGCTTCACTCATATTTTCATAATGAATTGCATTACGTTTATCTATAATTACTTCATCGGTGTTCGGATCAAAAATCTTGATGTGCCCACTGATAGCAACTTGACCATTTTCGTTTGGTGCAACTTCTTTATTTTGTTCCATTGACATCTCGTTAACGTTATCTTTATCTACTTCCATGCTGTATTTACCTATCTAGTTAACCTTGGTCTTTAAGAAATAATGCTGCTACAGTAGTTTGGTCTTGCAGCGCAATTCCGTTACTTGCTGTATTATTTCCTTGTTTGTACATTACGTTACCATTGACTATTGAGATATCAATTTCTACGCCGTCTGTTGGTGCAGTTGTGAGTGTTACTTCAACCTGGGTTGCATCAACTTGAGTTACAGTATAATCAACAGTATTGATCAGCTCTGCGCCGCCAACACTAACTCTAACTGCTTCGTCGAGCTCTGTACTGTCAATCGTTGATGGTACAACAATACCAGACCCAATAAAGGTAGTAGTTGAACCGTCGCCAATATTTGTTTTATCGGTTGTAGTTTTTTGCTGATACGTACTTGGCAACTGTTGTGCTAGCCCAACATCACTGACACTTTCGCCACTAACGTGCGCCATTGCACCGGTACCAGCTACGCCTCTGCGCAATCCACTAACAGTGTTGTTTGCTAAATTGCGTGTTCTGTAAGTAATGCGCTCTGCACCAACTATCATCTGACCAAATATGTTTGATTCTAGATTCGGTGCACTCAACTTGCTTGCATCCTTGACATAAACAACATCATCATCCATTGCTAGTGCAGATGTTAACTCAGTGGTATTGCTGCTGTTTAGTTTGAGTATTTTTTGATTTCCTAGCATGTCTTGGAAAATACGGAAGTTTAAACTATCCGGGACAACACTCATTGTGAATATAGTTACTACCAACACATCAATGGGTCCAAGTATGCCGCCGCTAATAGTAAGAACACTGAGACCATCTGTGCCAATACTTAGTTCAAAGTCCACACCGTCTTTGAGATATTTGCCATTTAGCGATACAAACAGTCTACCTGCATCAGTTACAAGTCTGCCAAGAGCAAAATTGTTAGTTTCGATAGATATACCTAGTGTGTAATCAAATGGGTCAACATCATAATCACTTTCATCAAACGCAACACTAGTAGTTGCTCCTTCGGTAGTAGGACCTTGATACACTTTGGTGATAATGTTTTGTTCAGACGTGTCATTAAATGTGTACACAGTGAACGTTGTGTTAGGCGCAGATCCAACACGTAGCAACAAATCATTTGTGTTTACTATTGTATAATCGGCTTCAGTTGTTACTGCAATTAAAATTTCTGCACCGTCTGCTGGTTGAGATGATGCATTAAACTCAACATATCTATCACTACTGCCATCAAATTCACTGAGTGTCCAATCAACTGCGAGATTCTGTTGTACATTGTCAACATACACGAGAACATCGTTGTCTGCAATTAATCCTTGATTTGTTTTACCTGTTGTGCTCAAATAATACGGACCTAAACTTGACCCATCACTGGTATACTCGATACCCTCTGGTGCTCGTAGACGTAATCCGTTGCGCTCAACTACCATGTTAACAATATTTGTGCCTTGTAAGCTTTTTGTTAATGTGTATTGCGATGTGCTGCCATCATGTATAAAACGTTGTACTTGAGGTGCACTCCAGCTTAGTTGTGTTGGCGTTGTTACGCCAAGTGCAACAATAGTAACCCAATCAGTTGATGTAGGTTGTGTGTTAAATGTTACATCTGTTGCAAAACTACCGCTGGCTGCATAAGTGTAGTTTGTAAACAGTGCTCCATTTACAAATACAACCATTTCGGCAATTTCTGTGTATGCTACATTAATACGCTGTGTTGCATTAGTAATAGTACTGCCTACAAAACTTTCTTTATAGAGTTGTGATCCGCCGCCAAGTCCGTAAACTTGAACGTCAAACACATTTCCTACGTTTCCACTGTTAAATGTAATTACTTTGGTAACCCAGTTAATGGTGTAGGTACTTGGATCTACATTTTGACCACTAAGTTCATTATAAATTTCAAGTTCCACAGGATGCTGCATAAGATTTGCAAAACTAACTGTTGTTCCAACTCCTGTATACTCAACACTAATATCTTTGATATCAAACCCGTGACCGTTGTTAGACCAATCACTGCCAGGGCGAGTGTATACTTTAAGATCTAGTGTATCAAACTCGCTTCCTGGAACAAGTTCTTCCGGTGCATGAGAACTATATGTGTCGATAAATTCGCCACCCTCGACATTAATATCAGTTGCACGTATTCCCAAGTAAGAATCAACAAACGAGCTTTCGTATATAACATCAAGGATGTCTGTGCTGTATGTTGGCAACCCTTCAGGGCCAAAATCGAGGTTGTCAAAAGGATTAACATCATAATTGCCTACATCAAAGCCAGTGTTTTGATCAAAGTCGGGTCCTTGTACTTGCACACCTGGGTAATCAATACCTGCCATCAACTGTGCTAGTTCTCGCCCAGGCTGGTTTGGAGTCGGTGTATACATGCCAATTGTTCTGTCGGCACCGTCAAGTGTAGTTGGATCAACTACTGTGAAATTTTCAGGATCAAATGTTGAGGCACTAGTAAAATCTGTAATTACTTGATAAACTTTTGCTTGCACTGTGTTAACTGTGCCAACAGTAGGAACAGGATAACGTACAAGCTCATTTGCAGTATACACTGTATTTGCTTGCCAATCAACTACTTGACTATTATAAGTAATTCTGTCATATTTGATTGTTGTTACAATATCTCGAATCAAGCTTGGTGCAAGCACTGCAATTGCGGTTGCGCCAACACCATTTCCGCCGGAAATAGTAATAATTGGAGTAGTTGTATATCCACTACCAGGTGTGAGCACACTTATACTAATCACATTGCCAGCACTGTTAACTTTTGCTTCCATAGTTGCTTGTGTAGTAGCATCGCCTGTTACAATAACTTGCGGGGGAACAGTATAGCCTGTGCCGCCGTTTAGTACAGTAACACTAGTTAGTTCTAGCAAATAATTGTTAAACCATTGGCTGTATGGCCAAGTTTGCCAAATTGGATCAGTGCTAGGAAAGCTACTCACTGATGACGGATTATCAACGTTGTTGTCCAAGATAGGCGATATAAATCCTTGTCTTAGCTCATCATAATATGCTGGCACATCAAAATCAGTAGCACTGCCGTTGTAACTGTCAATTCCTTCGTAACGTAAATTAAATTCGCGAATCTGGACATGGTACGGTTTAACTTCTTCGATATAATCACTAACAAAATCTTGATTATCACGTTTGTAAATTGGGTACGGAAGTAAATCACGAATTTTATGAGAAACATCAATCAAACTAGTTTTAAACAGCCAATCTGGTGCTAGCTGCTCTGTTGTAATAAATTCAAATACTTGAATTAACAGCTCATTGCGATAAATTTCTAAATCTGTTGTAAATATTTCTTCATTTAGAGCTTTAAGAATCTGTCGTGTTTCAGTGTTTGGTGCTTGATCAAATCTTTGTGCATCAAACACCTCAGTGTCAAAACCATAGTTTCCAATTGCATAGTCCCAGATAGTATTGCTAATTGCAACTGTGCCGTCTGTAAGCTGCACACGCACCCATTCACCAGCAGCACTAGTCCATTGGTATATTTCGCTTTTGCCGAAACTATTTGCAGTTACTTTAACTGCTTGACCATTTACCGGAGTTAATGCAAGTAGGTCGCTGTACACTGCAACTTCGGTTGTTGGCTTAACCGATGCATCATACCCTACTGCTACCCAGTCAACATAGTTCCAATAAAGTTTAGTATCGTATGTCTGTACTCTGCTGAGCAACAATGTTTTATTTGCCTGTACTGTATAAGTTGTCCACAAGCCTTGCTGTGTGCTGTCGCTTGCCACTAGGTATATGTAACCAACTGGTACTTGCTGTAGATCTTGGTATGTCAATTCTGCATATGTTGCAACTCGTTTATCCCAAGCTCCACTAACTTTAGTTGGCTCTGGTTCTTCGCTATTAAGCAAATCAAACTTTTTGCTGTCTGTGAGAGGGTACAGTGCCATGATTTTATTTGCTCGTGATAGATAGTTTTCAAGAGCAAGGAATCGATCTTTGAACATACTCTGTCTTGGACGGAAGTTAACTCCGTACTTGTCTGCTATGCTCAATGTCGCATCAGGTACTATGTTGCCCAATGTATCTTCGCCGCAGAAACTATCAAGCAACTTTCTATAAAGCCCAGCACCTAAGAAACTACTAGGATTACCAACAGTAATCAAGTCATATTCAGCATGAACGTTGTCGGTGTTTGCAATTTTATCAAACTCGATGTGCAAAATTGTATCTTTAGCACTAATAAGACTATTACAATTGTATAGTGCTGTTGTGCTAGGCGATAGTGCGGCTGCATAGCTAATACCACTACTACGTGGATTTGCAATATACTGTGTAACTCCAGCAGCACTCAGCGTTTTGCTTGGACTTACACTTGTAATACCTTTAACCCAATAGTAATAATAAGTTACAAAAGTGCCTACACTGTCGATCATACTTGTCATGGTGTAACTTGTGGTACTATAAACTTCGCCAATACCTGCATATTCGCTAGGCGGGACTGTGTTTTCTGTCCACTGATACACATCTACAACGGAACCTTCAAATAGTTGTCCCCATCTTCTGGCTTTGTATTCAATTGTGTCTTGATGATAATCAATAAATCGAACTGTTGATAAATCCCACCACATTTCTCCAAGATGATTACTGTTCCACTGCGAACCGAAATTGTTTACTGTGCCAGTGTTGTAAGCAGCAGGGTCGACTCCGCCAGTATAATCAATATTAGCCTGTGCTGATCCAAGTATTTTTCCATTCAATGGATCAATGAAATCCAAGTAATTAGTAACATTACTACTAATCTTGTCATACAAGAATACACTGTTTAGAAGTGCAGTGTTAACTACCGGCTCTTGCTTGTATACTACTTTCCAAGCAAGCTCTTTCTTGGCATTGATAATTTGTATAGTACGGCCGCTGTTGGTATCTGTGCTGTCGTCAAGGTCATCATTTGGTGCACCTACTAGCAATGTACCATCACGATAATCAACTGCTGTTCCAAATTTATCAAGACTGTTAATGCTTGTGTCAAATATCTGTTGGCCGTATACAAACTTTCCAAAGTTTGTAATACTCGGATTTGCTGCATTTAAGAAATCAAATGTTATTGCAACTCCGGATTGCGCAACTGGATCACTAAACGGCGTGCTATCTGAATCAAAGTCGGTGGTTGCAGTATCAAAAGTTGTTGCCATAATTGCAGTTGAATCTGGTGCACCAACTACTAGTGTTAATGCATTATTACTAATGCTTGCACTGGTTCCAAAATGCCCATATGCTTGTACCAATGGTGATGTAATTTTTTGTGCAAACACCATTTGGGCAATACCAAGATCATCATACGCTGTCCCAACACCTGGTAATACTTGCAATTTAATAAATTCATCACCGGCTGCTACATTTTGCAATGTAAGTAGTAATTTACCAGCATCGGCAACTGCGAGTACATTAGGAATATCGGCACCATTAATGTCGTTGACCAACGAAGCAACTGTTGTGCCAGTTAGTGTGACATAATAATTATTAATACGAATACTATCACCAACAGACAGTACCGGATTAGCAACAGTCCCTGTTATAGTTCCAAACAATCTACTTTGGTTTGCCCAACGCTCAACGCTGCCGGCTTCGGGCATAATTGCACTATCGTTTGGCACACCAATATATAAACTACAATTAGTTGGGCAATTTTTAACTACGCTGCCAAAGCTATAGCTAGCCCCTGGTGTAGTTGATTGTATGCTTTGCATTAATCTAAAATTATTGGTTTCAATTTCAATTATGTCACCAACATTTAGCGTTACAGGATTAGCAGTGGTGCCAATTGTAACAACATTGCCAGCAACACTAAACTGCGGATTGTTAAAGTTGTTAGTTGGTATTAAATAGTTACCATTGACAGTAACACTTACTGGACCGTTTGGTGTATCAGTAACAGTATAGGTAGCAACTGTTGCATCAGTGACTTGAAATCTCTCAACACTTCTATCCATAACGTGAACTGTGCCAGCTAATGTGTCTGAGCCAACTGTATCGTCAGGTGCGCCAATCATAATTTGGCGGCCGTCGGTGGTTGTTGAAATACTTTGCCCTAGTCTTGCACCGCCTACTACACTAGCTACAGTGAATGTGTCAACATGTTTCCAGTAAGATTGCGAATTAATAAAAACTGTTCCTGTTGCTGGCGAAGAAAGCACAACATCATTGCCAACAAACGTATAATCAATGCCTGGTCGCTGTAATACGTTGTTAACATAGACTGCAAAACTATAAATGTCGGTTACAGTGTACAACATACTGGTGTCAAATGTAGTCTCAGCAACTACTGTATTGTCTATGTAACTCAGTAGTCTTGTGATTCGTAAATCGTCGCCGTTGTTTAGTGCTGTAGTAAACTTCACATTTGTTGTACCACTAACAGATTCTAAGTTCCAGTCAACTCCGGCTAATTTAGGAATGTTATTAACAGTTACGCCAATTTGTGTTTGTGCTGTTAATAGTGTACCGCTAACCACAATTGCTGGAGTGATTGCAAAGCTGGTAGTAACAGCATCACCTGTGTATTCCACACTTTGGCTTTGCACATTAACTAAATTGTATGCGTCGATGTTGTTGTCGGCCGGCGAGCTGATATACATCCAGCGTTCGTCGTTGCTAATAGCTACTCCGTATCCTTGCTCTGATGCACCACTGGCGCCAACAAAGATTTGAGATTGTCTGTAGTTACCGTTGTTTGGGTTTCTGTTAACTGCAACTGCATAACCTTTGTTACTGTCACTAGCAGGTGCGCCTACAATTGCCCAATCAAATCCGCCTACTGCTAAACTACTACCAAATTCATTAAATCCAGTGGTTGCAGGAGATATAGTAGCAGTTTCTACGTATACACCCTCGCCTTTATTGTAAACAGTTATTGCACCAACACTAGAATTGTATCCAGGTGCACCAATAACCAGTCCTTGATTGCGTAATCCTTGCGCAATAGATGTACCGAAACGTGCATTTATTTGAGCAACAGGTCCGTCTAAATCACTTGGTGTACCAAATGGATTAATTTTTTCTAATACTTCCCATGTATCATTGCCGCTGTTGTCGACCCAAACTTCATTGGTAGGTTGAATCTCATCAACAAAGCTCAGGCTTGAAATATCAGCTGGTTGCTTAACACGAACACTTTCTAGAACAAACGCACGACCGTCGCCAGTTATGTCGGTTGTGTTTCCTAGTAGCATTAAATCAATTACTAAAGTTTTTAGGCTTGGCACTGACTTAACAATATAAGCGCCATCAACATTGCTATTGAAATACTTAACAATCAATCTGTCAGCAGCTGACAATCCGTGGTTAACATCAAAAGTTACTGTACATGTACCGTCTAGATTATCAAATACTCGAACAACACTAGCATTAACTACATTGGTTCTATATATATTCCAATCATATCTATTGTCTTTGGCTACCCACACGTTGGTGCCAACCGTAACTTTTTCCATGTTAAGAATAATATTTGTCAAGTCACTGTAGTTAAAAACTTTAATATCAACATCATCGTAATTTACATAACCGGCACTTGGTAATCCCACGTCTGCGGGAATCTGATCTATAGTTGGCAATATGTTTGTATCAGTAATTTTATAACTTTGTTTCCATATATTGTTCAACGATATTGATTGATCTGCGCTACTTGTTTCGCCAGCATTAACAACATCAATTGTAGTCGGGTTTCCGAGTAATTTGCTTTCGTCAAGCTGCAATTCATAGTAACTACGGTTTGCACTTGCACCGTATAGTCCACGCTGTATTGCCCAATTTTCGAATATTTCATATTCTGCTTGATCTTTACCAAGGTTAGCACTAGTAAAGATTTCAGCTGCTTGCAGTGTGCCCTTTGTTCCCAAGAATTGGGAGTATAGCCCAGCTTGTGAAATATCATCTAAGTTTAGATTTTGCATGTACTGTCTTGGTCTAAATCCAATCAGTCCTAATCCAAGTAATGTAGCATCTTGTTCAAGATTTGCAGTGTGGATATCATAGTTTTCCTGCAATCCGCTTGCCTTACTAGAAAGGTTTGGCAACAATCCTTTTTGTATTTTATTGTAATCGCTTTTTATCCATTTAGAAAAATCAAATTTTTCTGTTGGTGCCAGTAATTCAACTGCACTCCAGTATCTATTTTTATAAAGAACAATTTGCCCTTTAGTATATGATTTGTTGGGCACCCAAGGCTCGATGTTATCCTCATTGAGAATAAATCCTTGAGCATCAAGTGTACCGTTCCAGTCATACACTGTGTATCCGTTTAGCAGCAAGCGACTTTGTCTTGCTGCGGTTTTTGGTTCATACACGAGGTCATTAAAGATACTAACATTGTCAAATACGATAATATGTTCGTAACTGGTAAATCTTGCATTAAGATAGCTAAATGTTTGATTGTTAAGACCGATCAATTTAAGTTCGTTGTCAAGTCTTTCAACTGCATATTCGCTTGACATCAATGGTTCATAGTTTTGATCTAATAATATATCATTGATATTTTCGTTTTTTAAACTTTCGACTACGCTGTTTGGCTGCTCCAATTTTAGTATATTAGCAGCTGGGTTCAAGTTAATTAAACTACCTGCAATCCAGCCTTGGCCGGCCCAATATAAAAATTCTTGTGCCATTTGTTCCCAATTAAGAATTGCTGTATTCTCAACTGTATCAAACTCCATACCTTGTGACTCAAGTAGTTTACCATAACTAACCAAGAAGTCAACAACTGCGTTTTTACTTGAAAACTCGTAACCATATGGTACTGTAACTACGTTCTTAGAATAGGTGTTAGCAACACGGAATGTTTCACCATTCACAGTCATCCTGTTAAAGTTTCCGCTTGACACACTTTCTAATATGCTGAAATATGGTTTTGTAGTCGAGTACCCACTAACAGTGTATCCTGTTGTGGTTCTTTGTACAATAACACTACTGTATTGTATTTCTGAAAAACTTGGATTTTGATAAAGGAACAGTTGATAGCTTTCGTCTGGCAATAATAAACTAGCATTCAGACTGTTTGGTGAACTCTTCTCACTGAATATTTTTAGATAGTTTTGATCACTAAACGCTGCCATTCTATAGCACAAACGTATATCAATGTTTGCCAATTTAGATGTTAATATTGCAGTACTGTCTAACCCGGTAACTCTATTATAGTCAACAATAAAATTAATATAACTGTTTTTAATAGTTCCATTACCGTAAATACCGATTTGCGATGCATTTAATCTAAATCTGTTGTTCAACAAATATTGCCCAAAGACTGCATTATAATCCCATGCATCTCTGTCAGAATACAACGAAAAGTAATCAGCTGGCTTAGTTAGTGCAAGTAATCTTTGTATTGCAAAAGGATAATAACTACTGCGTTTCCACGCCGTTTCAGCTGGGCCCATATCACCAACAACCCAAGATTTTTTAAAACTGTTTTGGTCATAATTGCCAACAACACTATCGAATGGCGACAATAGTCTTCCTTGGCTGTCTGTCGGAATAACATCTAACAAGCCCGGGCGCACATAGTCTTTACGTACATAAGGTGCAATTGGATCTGCTACACGACCTGCTGCTAGGTCTTCCCATAACACCAAGTTACCCGAGGTATAAGGTGCAGGGCCGTATCTATCGTTCCACCATGACGGCTTTTCGGACAACCCTAGCATTTCCCAAGGACGAGTGTCTGGACTGTCTGTGTCATATAGCTGGAAGTAAATTGCTCTCCAGCCACCTAATAAAGAATCACCTGACAAACGATTGGTACTGTTGCTATAATTCCAAGTAAATTCATTGGTCGGAATATAATCTTGATCTTTATATGGAACACGATTGCCGCCTGCCCAACTCAAGAAGCTAACAGAAAGCATACTATTAATTGTAGCGGCTGAATAATCAGTAGTACGGAATTGTCCAGGAATAACATCAGCTGCCTTAATGGGCAACATCTTGCGGCTTTCTTCGCTAATTTTTATGTTGTTATACACTCGATTTTCAAACTCAAGCAATACATCGTTTCTAAAATCGCCATTGTCCCAGGCAATTGTTATACTACCGTCATGGCCACGAATAACTTGTTGCGGCTCAACATAAGTATTGTCTAAGAATTTTTCTGGTTTGAATATTTCATACATACCCATCATTGACGGAGTTGCCGGTACATAACTGCCCGATGTTGATTTATATTCACGTATACTAATAATATCACCGGTTGCTAATGTAACATTGTCAGTATTAATTGTAATTCGAGGCCCGTCTGCTGCTACAGTATAGTCATGCCCGTTGCCGGTTAAAATAGTCTCAACACCAGTGCTCTTTGGTGTATAGTATACTAATATACCTGCATAATTTGCTGCAAACATATTGTAACTATAAAGTGTATCAAACACGTTTGTAGTAATTGCACTAACTGTGTATGTTGTTAGCTCAAATATAGGACCCGACGGAATAGCATCAGTCCAATAAAATGGGCTAAATTGATTTTTACCAGCATTAATTGCTTCCAGTGCATCATCTAATATTTCGGCAGTTGTTTTTGATTGCCAATCATTTTGTGCAACATAATTTAGAATCTTATTTTTTGTTTTGTTGTATTCAACTGCATTGAATTCCAGTGCACGAAAAAACTCAAAATCTCTACCATTGATAAAGTTTGTCATCATACTCAACGGAGCACTTTGTTGCAGTATTAAGCCGCCAAATGGAACAACATTACCAAGGTCGCGAACATTATTTGCACCATGTATCTTTCCAGAAAAGTTTTCTAAATTTTGACAAATACTTTCATAATGCTTGCGCACAGTACCTAGTGTAAATCCACTACTATTTTCATTTAGTGCATTTGATTCAAGGTTAACTGGTATGGTATAAAAAGCAACACTGCTTTCAGTGTCACTGATGACTTGCACTTCAATCACTGTGCCAGTTACCGGCTGTTTATCTGTGTTAAACGTGATTGTAGTTGTGTTGTCAATATTCGTTGCATAGGTGTAATCTTCTGGAAGAACAAACTGTCCTTCAACATACACTTTAACAGGAATTAATGACGTATCAGCAATTACTTGTACGTCTAGCACAAGCGGTGCAGCATTATATTCAAAACTAAAACTTTGTCGCTGAACTGTTTTAGTAAATGATGTTTGCCAGCCTAGTAGTTTATCAAATGTAGTCCTAGTATTATACTGCCTAACTGTGCCTTCGTCAATCATTTTTGTAACACTAGTTGTGCCGCTAACATATACAAATGTGTCAACATACAAGTTGTTGTCAAAAACAATATCACCAACGTTGGCAATAGTTGAATATTTCAATGGCTGTTCGATAATAGTATCCGTTGCGCCGCTGCCCACTGCATAGCTGAACAACTTGGTACCTACAAATGTACTACTTGGATAGACAGTTATATCAGAGTAGCTGTAGCCATTACTGTCGAATATATCAAATAACGGTGCTTGATTAACTTTGGTTTTTTGCTGTGCACTTATCCAGTTAGTGCCGTTAAACCAATATGCCTTGCCTTGTTGTGTGTTTCCACTCATTACTACTGTGGTAGTGTTAGCAGGCACATCAGGAGTTGTTAAGCTTGCTGGTTGCAAATCAATAATCGGCGTAGCACCCGGAGTTAGTTCAACAAACTGTACTTCGTAAATTTTATTTCTTACTTCAGGGTCTGCATCAGCAGCAAAAATAACCTGCGATCCTGAGATCAAGCTATACCCATCAATTGAATATCCAATTGTACCATTGATGTTTGAAAAGGCATCTGTTTCAGAAAAGTCGATAATATCAATACTATTAATGCCTTCTGTACCTGCATTGAAAAGTTTTAGATTTTTTCTAAACTCTAAGATAGGACGTTTGGCTCTGTTGTCATTGTTGATTGTCAATGGAACGTTGTTGTATGTCGCTGTGGCGTCCAATACATCAATATGGAACCATCTGTTGCTGCGACTCCAGGCGTTGCGGTCTATGCTTGCACGGTTGACTGTTAAATAATCTTGCGCAGTTGGTGCATTCAGTGTTTCATCAAAATTGCCTTCATCGTATGGATTGGAGTCATATGGCACACTGCTACTAGCTGTGTACTTCTCAGGAGTGACAAAGTTAGTTGTTAACAACAAGTCAATTGATGCCCCAACTCCTTCAACATAATATTCATTATTTGCGTAACTTGCAGGAACAACTGTCCCAATGAAACGTACTTTAAGCCCATTGGTAAACACAACACCATTAGGTGATGTGTAATTTGTTTTCCCAAGTATTTCGGATATGTTTAAATCAGCAGCATTTTCTTGATCAACAATGCGTATAATACCAAAATTAGTATCGTCGCTGCCATCTTGATAGTAAAGAATATCTGAGTTAGCAGTAATAAGAGGCTGACGCTCCATTGTGCCTTCGGCATTTTTATACCAAGTAGCGCCGGCATTATTTGTGCCATATTCAATGTTTGTTTTGCTCAGATTTGCAATACTCTGATTAACTGTAAGCTCCATATATGGACGATCAGGATCTGCATAGTTAAAGTTAATTCTCCATTGCACGTATCTTTCAGCATCAGTTGCTATCGGAGTAGAGTCATCAAACGGGCCTTCGCCATAGCCGTTTCCTTCTGTGTCAAACGGCGTTTGGATTTCCCATCCACTATCACTAGTGGTTGTTAAGATCAATGTACGATTTTCTAAGTCAGAAATCCCGTCAATGCCGCCATTAACAGCAAGGAATTCATCAACATATTGATTGTTAATGTCAGTGAACTTTAGCGTGCCGTCGATTAAATCAGTTGCACCGATGTCTGAAAGTGTAAAGTAAAAATTCTGTGCATCTTTAGCAGGTACATCGAATCTAACAGTGCCAGAATCTTCGCCATTATTAGATACACCTAGTACCTGCCTTGAGGATTGATTTGGCTGAAATGGTAATACACCGCTTACCCCAGGAACACTTTGTATCCAAAAATTGTTGCCTGGGCTATTAATATTAAAAGTATAATTTCCTTCACGCACAACTGATAGGGTAGGCAACGTGCCTGCTTCACCAGAAAAAGTGTATCCATCGTCGGTGTCTTCTACATCAAAATCATCTTGTACAGGAATAGAATTCGAAAAGACATCAACACTGTCCGGTCCTTGAGGAACCCAATAATATTGCCCAAAATTGACATACTTGTCATAATCAACAAACGGATCAAAACTGTAATATTCACTGTTAAACAATCTATCATGACGAGAAACATCAGCACCTTGCATTTGCAAACTGTCAATGATACCCGGATAAGTGATTGCATTTTCAACTTGATTTGTATTTGGTTTAAGTTGGACAACACCGGGTTCTAATTGGTAGTTTGTTCTAGTTTCGGTTGGCTCAAGAACGTAATTGTCACTAGCAGTAACACCAGGGCCTATTTTTCGCCCAATATAACCTTGGGTTGGTTTTAATTTTGGGTTCTGATACAGTTGGTCAAGTGTGGTTCGCAACAATTGCTTGTTTGCAGGTGTTTGAAAAATCTCAGGAAGAAATTGTTCAGAACGAATTCTTTTAGCCATAGCTTATACTACTCCACTATTTGTTGCTGTGCGTAATTGACTGCTAGTCAGTGCGCTAATAACTTCAACATCGTTAACTGTTGCTGCATTAACAAAAATTTCATTTGGTTGACTGCGAATTTCATACAAGTCGCCAAATGACTTTGAGGGATCAGTTGGAACAAGGACCACAGTGGAAATAATACTACCCAATTGATCGTGTAAGTATGCACTGAGCTCTGAGAAGAAGAATGTATCTCCAAAATCCCAGTTTTCAATAGTAAAATATTGATTTATTGCTGTAACAACTTGACTTTTAATATCACTAATACTCACCGTGCTGTTTGGATTTTTAACACACTTAACTGTTGCTCTCAACTCTGGATCTGCCTTGGTTCCAAACAGTGGTTTAAAAGACACACTATTTAAAATAATGTTATCTGAAATCATTTTATAGTCGTTCAATGTGCTGTAGCTTGTTGTTAGTTCGTCGATAGTAGGCTGTGATGGTTCTTTAACAGTGCCAGTGCTGTCTTTAACATAGTTTTGATATGCAGTATAATATGCATCAGTTACCAAATATATGTCAATGATGTTGGTTGTACCCGGGTCAATTCTTCTACTCAACGGAGCGTTGTGTCTGTACTGGAAATACAAATCTTGGCGTCCAGTATAAACCACATAACCCAAAGCTTGTGTTATTGTGCGAACGCCGTCATAAGAAACTGTTAACATATAAAAAAGTTTGTCAGTGTATGCATAAAACACTTGTTTGTCTGCAAATTCACTTTTAACTAATTCAATTGCATCCTTGGTTGCATATTGCCCGTTAACAACTCCGCTTGCTAGTGGAATATATCTTTCTAAATTGTCAAAATCAATGGTTTTTTGTAGATAAACTCGTTTGCTGTTAGGGTTAGTAGTAGGTGCAACCAATGTTTGAAAGTAGTCCGGATTGTCAGGAATACCATCGTTGTCTGAATCTTTATAACTAATTCTAACACGGAAATCATCAACAAAGCCATCTGTTTCTGCTGGCTGTCCAATAATGTCAAGCACCTCATCACTGTTTAGTGTTGAACTAGAATCAGGTTGATTATTTGTTTTTAGTACATTGATAAAATCGTTGATAACTGTACCAGTTTTTGGATCGTATACTTTTTGTGTGCCGTCATAAAAGAATCGAGTTTCCAGCACACTAGCCCAGAAGCGTTCCAAGCTTCTCGAAGTTACCGAGTATGTAACCCCATCTGTTTCAAACGCAACTAACCAACTGTTGTCTAAATTTGCGCCGCTTGTGTTTTGTGCATTAGCAAGACTGAAAGTTGTGCTGTCATCTAGGTTGGTTGCTGTAATAACATACCAGTTACCAGTGAGGTTGTTGTAACCCAATCCAAACGCTCTGTACAATTCAATTTGTTCACGCATGGTTTGCTCGATAGTAGTAGGTAAGTCAGTAACAAAGTTTGAAATTACCTGCACCGGTACAGCATTTGTTGGAATAAAGTTATTAAGTGTTACCGGTCCTGTTCCGTCTGCGTTGTTGCCAACTCCAAAGTTTGTGCCATTAAGCTCAAGCTGAGTAACTGTTGCCCACAACACCATTTTATCACCGGGTTGTGTTGGGCTACCAACTGCTAATCTGTTAAACTTGGTAAAATATTGTCCAGCTGGTGGTACAAATTTAACTAAACCCCCTTGTTCAATGTATTGTTTATTGTCTGAAGTCTGAGGGCCAACTGGTGCTGGGGCGTTGGTAGCAGCAAATCTAAAATAACCTGTTGTTTCATTGTTAGCTGTTGTACTTTGATTCCAGTTAAGATTTAAACTAGTTAGATCTGGGCGAGTAAAGTTCTGATAGTAAAACTCTTGCATGCCTCTACTAGATAGCAAAGGTTCTACTTGGTTAACAATAACATTGCTAATATCATTTTGATCAACAAATGTAAATGTAAAACCCGGTGTATCGGTGGTTTCGTAAATCAATCCATCACTGGCAAACACGTTAGTTGAACTGTACTTTCCAGTAATGTCAACCAAGTCTAAGTAGCGGCTTGTCCCAATGGAACTTCTATTAACTGCTTTTGATTTGATAATTGTGTTGTACAATGTATAAGGAAAGTTGTTGTAATCTTCGCCATTAACCATTCTATTTTGTGTATAAAATCTAGCAGGTGCACGTTGCTTGATTTGGCTAATGCTTTCTCTATTGGTTGCATTACTCACTGGCTGTGTTAATGCACAAGACATTGACAGCGTTTCGTTGCGTCCAGTTCTGCTTATGTAGCTAATAGAAATAACAATGTTTTGCATTTCATTGGTATTGATAACATAGTTCAACCCATTTGATGCTCTAACATAAGATCTAAATGTACCAACTGGGATAGCAGAAAATACTCCGTCGCCAAAGTTCAAATTGATTTGATCATTTGTTCTTGATGTAATGGTGAAATATCTACGCTGCTCCGGAGTAAGTTGCTCAACTGCGCCTGTGTACAAGTTTTCTACATAATCCCATTCATCCTTAACTGCACCGGCTGCGTCTATTTCATACAACCAAACATCTTCGTTATTGATTCCTTCGATGTTTACGTTGACTACTCGGTTACTGATACGCTCACCCAAGTTAAAAGGATAATCTGTCAATGACCCTTGTTTAAACATGAAAAAGAAACCTGTGTTAGCACTGGCGTAACCTTGTTTGTCGTTTCTATACAACATATTAAATGCACCGTTGGGCTTTGGCGCAGGTTCATACATGTAATTTTTGTTCAATGATGTCGAGCTTACTGCTTCGAATACCATGTTACTGCCGTTAACTGTTGACGAAAATGGTACTACCGGAAGAAACCCAGGTGCAAGGTTGATCTGATACTCATCATTTTGCACACCAAGAATATTTTGACTGTTTCCCGGGTTGCCAAATCTTTGGCTACCGTTCAGGGCACTGTTAACAATTACAGTAAATTGCTCTAGCCAGTTTGGATTAGTAGTATCGTTCCAATTGACTGTAACATTAGACAAGTTAACACCTGTAAAATCAACTATGTCTTCGGTACTGCTAATACTTTGTATTTTTAAAAAACCTTGCGCCGCTGTGTTACGTTTAGGAGTGTAACTTACTAATTCGGCTAATCGTGTTACACTGTCTCTACGTTCTGCAGTGTCAAGGAAGTTCTCTCTTGTGTTTAGGTCATTACGAAAGCTACCTGCTTGTCCCATGAATGCCATAACATCAAGGAGGGCAATAAATTCTGAACTTTCAATGTAGTCGTTGAAACTTTCTGGATAATTCAGACGTATGTAGTCGATAAAACTTTTTCTTAATGTTTCAAAGTCATAGCTTTGAAAGTCAGCTTCGCGATAGGTTTGGTAAATTCTTTTCCAATCCTCAACGCCGAATATACTGGTTTGTCTAGTTGTTTTTGCCATGTTTATCTATCCTTGGCAAGTATTTATGATACTAATAAACTGGGTAGTTTATACGTCTGAAAATGCTGCACGTTGCTGGTTTTGATCAAAGAAAATAGCCATCATTTCGGCGTTTTGTCCTTGTACTGTTTGTACTTCTAACTCAACCAGTATTCCGTTTTCCTGTGCATAAACGTTGATATCACTGATAGCAATTCTAGGATCTTGTGCAACCACTCGCTGAATTTCAGTTATCACTTGCTGAGAAGTGCTAGCATTTTGTGGTTCATAAATTAAACTCCACATGGTTGTGCCTACAGATGGTCGACCCGGCATTTCGCCTTGTCTTATGTTCAGTGCGTTTAACAAATCACGTTTAATCAATGCAAAGTCAGTGACTGTGTATGACTTGTATCTGTCGATTGTGCTGTATCCGATAAATGTTGGCATATTGTATTTATTGTCCTATGATATTCTAGTCGACAGGCTGTCGATTACAGTAGCAGCATTGCCGCCTCGGCCTGCTGCCATTAGTTTTAATGCTGTTTGATAGTCTTGAACAGTTTGGGGTAGTGCTTTTACTACTGCGTTTTGTACTTTAAACGAGCCAACAACTGATGTAATTGCACCATCAATACTAGCTCTAGTGGCAGTATTTTCTATACCTTCAACTATTGTATTGTTAATAAATGGAGGGAACGAATATGATCCGCCGCCGCCGAACAATCCAGCAAATCCACCAAAGAGGCCGCCAACTCCGCTTAACACGTTATCGAGACTCGGAATATTTGCTATACTGCTGGTTAAGTTGTTAATGCTAGGAAGATTTGCTAGACTAGCAACACTGCTGAGATCAACTGTTTCAAGAACTGAACTTAAATTTGCTGAGGTAAATCCTTGCAACGCAGAAGGTATTTTTTCTGCTACCATATCAACTGCAAATTTACCGCCTTGGATTATCGAGTCCATATCTAGACTAGTAATTTTGCTACTATCTATACCAGCAAGTGTTTCTCCAATAATTGCAGCACCATTTGCCCATTTAGCAACTGCCTCGCCGCCGTACTTGGCAGCACCTTGCACTAAACCAGCAAGATCGGATGTATTTTCTAATCCAGTCACAACACCAAGATTTTGCAATTCACTAAGTCCCAGGTTCAGCAAATCAGTTTGTGTGTTGTCCTGTAAGTTGGTGTTTTCTAAGAAGCTATTTACATCACTAACGCCGTTTAATCCTGTCCACACACTGCTATTATTTAGAACAGATTCAAGAGAAGTGCTTGGATCTTTAAGGAAGAAAGCCGATGTTCCGGGTTTCAAGTAACCTGATTTTTCCAATTGCTCGGCACTAAATCCATATTTTCCAACTCCTAATGTGTTTGATATTACAGTAGGCCCTTGGGAAACTTGCAAACTTGATTGTGCTAACATAGCTTGAACTGTTGATGGATCTATTTTACCAACTGCTGAATCAGTTCCGGATTGTACTTCATAATCAGACACTGTAATTTTTGGAATATCAACAGTACTAGCACGGTTAATAACATCTTGTGTTGCACTTGATACTGGTACTTCACTTGCACCACCTGCCAATGAAGTAGTAAAGTTAACACCTGTTCCATGATAAGGATATGGTTCATGGGTAGGTGCTCTACTAGCCACTGTTTCGATTGCGTTTGCTTCGACTGTCCAGCCAACACCGTCAGTAAACACAGTGTTTGGTAATTTATTTTTAGGAATGTCTTGTGGGGTCGGAACATCGCTGGCTGCTCCGCTGTTTAGCTTGATAGGTTTACCTGTTAAGGTCAAGCTTTTACTATTCCATGAGCCATTTTTTGATTTTAGTGCAAGGTTTCCGTCGCTTTTAATGCCAACTTGTTTTTTACTGTAAAGAAGCAAGTTGTCGGTTGCATTTAAACTCAGTGCTTTGGTTTCGAGGCCCATGGCAACTTTGGCAAACATCTTGATGCTGCCTTCTTCGCTATTAAGATTAATATCTCCGGTTGCATGCATGTTGATTTCACCTTGACTGCGAATATTAACACTGTTTGATGCATAGACGTCAATTGTGCCTTCTTTTCCTAGTTCTACCCAAGACTGACCATTGGCATGCATTATATGAATGCTCTCTCCAGTGTCGCTCAGCATGATTTGATGCCCAGAAGATGTGCGCACTCTCAGCAACTGGTCTTGCTCTTGAAGATCGCCATCGTCCATTACGATGCTGTGACCGCCAAGCCTCGACACTACTATAGCTTCATTGGGCTGTACTTGACTACTTGCAATTTTTTTTGCCATTTCAGCAGGAGTAAATCCCCCTTGAAACACAGGTCGACCTGGAGTACTCCATCCGTATACTGTGCTAGGAGATTCACGCTGAGAGTTACTAGTAATAGGCCCTCGCAACGGGTCGCTGATAACACCCTGGTTTAGCATTTGCCCGGCCAACACACTATGAACTGGTTTTGTTTCTTCAAAAAATCTTGGATTTTCAGATATAGCAGGGTTACTATTGTTTATTTCGGTTACTGGTAGCTGTGTTGCGTTAGAAAAATACGGACTATTTGTATCGTCGGTGTATTTCTTACTTGCACCAATAGCTGGCATCATGTGGTTAATGCCTGGTTCGATAGGTGCACCAATATAATACCCTTCGTTGGGGTCACCGTTTGCAAAGAAACAAATAACCTTAGTACCAATGTCGGGTGTTGTTCCCCAAAAACCATAGCTTTGCTGGTTGCCTACAAATGTTCCTGGGCCAGTTTTTGACGGAACACTTTGTTGAGTACTGCCGTACATAGGCGAAATATAGCTAACTGTTCTCCAAAGACTTTTTTCAGTTTTATCTGGACCTGCAAGATACTCGATGTAAACTTGTAGTCGACCACTGCGAGTAGGATCAACATTGTTAACTACTTCACCGATAAACGGGCCAGTATCCGCTGGTGCTCCACCTTTATCTGTTTTAAAGGATCTTGCCCTGCCTGTACTTCGTTGATAGTTTTCTACCATCTATGTTGTTCCTTTAATTTATTAAAATGGGCCCGAGCCATCGTCGTCTACTGCGTTGGTTGAACTTTTAGATACACCGCCTGTGACCATCTGGTCGAGCTCAGCATCTTTATAGTTTATGTAATATCCTTCATTGAGCAGGTCTTGGTCAGTCTTGTCAGTATAAGCTTTTGGCCCTCTGTTGTTATTTGTACGAGAAACCTTAACTCCTTGGTCAAGTGCTAGATCGTCAGGTGTAAATTCTCGCAGTGTGCCTTCGATTCGCTGTGTAAATTTACCTTCTTTGAACATGTTGGTTATAGAATATGCTGCAAATACTAGACGTTCTTCGGCTACGTTTGTGTTGTTGTTGATAGCACCTTGATTGATATTTTCTTGATATTTTGGTGTTAAGCCTGTTGCTAAATCATAATCATTTGCTCTATTAAAACGTACTTCAAACAACACTTCGCTAGCATTAACATTCATACTGCCGTCAGATTCAAAAGGTGCAAGATTGTCCTCTGTGTAAAACACTTCGCTTTGTGTAATCCAGTCTGGATCTCCAACAATTTCAAGCTCGACTTTCAACACATCTGACTCGGCATATAGTCTGCCTGCTAATTGTGCAGCCGGCAATGTTGATTCTCCGCCACCGCCTTGTTGACTTGATTCTGCCCCAACTGAAAACATTTGTTTTTGAGCATATCTTCCGTCGCCATCAACTGGTGCAGTTAATCCGCTGTTGCCAATTGGTGTTATATAGTTGGTGTTGGCTACAAATTCAAGATTCAACACTTCTGTGTTTTCGCCAGTGAACAAATAATTATAGATCTTGTGTGATCCTCTATATGCCGACGGGGGGAAATAAGGAGACTTTGGTGTGTTGATCTGATATCTGTTTACTTTGTAGGTAATCTCATATGCGTAGTCTTTTCTAAGATTATCCCACCCAATTGGTCTGGACTGTTGTGTAAT